GTCTGGAACCGCTCCGCCGACGCGGGGGCCGTCAGCGTCTGCGAAAGGAACGTCCACTGCCCAGCAGGCACCGTGAACCCGGTGCCCGACCCCGTTGACAGGAAGCCTCCCGCGGCGTCGTGCCAGTCGAGAGCCGGCCGCAGGTCGTGCCATCCGCCGGGGCTGTACACCCACATCGACACGGAGATCTCGTCACCAGGGGAGCAGGTCCCGAACGCGGTGGTGTCCGTGTCGGCGCCGCCGGTCGCGTTGGACCCGTTCGGGGTGATGAGGAGTGAGGCGACGGCGGCCGGATGCACAACCGCGGTGGAGCGGGCGATGCTGGCCTGGTTGTTGTTCCAGCCGGTCGTGTCGGTCTCGAAGTAGGGGTTGGACGTGATCACCGAACCGACGGCGGCGACCTTCATGACCTCGCCGCCCGCGCGGACATCGAGGGGGAAGTCGTCCGGATCGCTGGTCCACCGGTTGATGCCCTGCGCGTCCGTCGGCGTGACGAGGATCGTCTGATCGTCGGCGTCCACCGCGGCGTAGATGGCGGAGCCGTCCGTGTCGAGCCGGCCGAGGATCTCGTCGTCCAGCACGCCGACCCGCCACGGCGACTCCGGGGCGCACACGAAACTGATCCGGTGCTCGAAGTGGTCGATCGTCTCCGACAGGCCGAGTACGAGCTGGGAGATGTCATCCGGCGGCAACCACGCCGGCGGATCGGAAATGACGATCCGGTCCCCGGGCCGCACGCCGAGCGCGGCCTGCCTCAGCGCCGGGTTACCGGTGAACTGCGGGTGCGCGAGGTTCACCGAGATCTGCGGGAAGCGGGCCTCGTCCACAGTGCCCAGCGACAGCCGCCACGCCGCCTGATCCGGCAGGCTGTCGTCCGACTCCACGTTCAGGGTGACGTCTTCGCCGTACACGCCCACGCCGACTGGTGGCGGCGCCGTCGACAGTGGCCCGTCGGTCTGTTCCGCGGTCGCCGACGTGACACCACCAGTCCGGGAGGCGGTGACCTTGTTCTGAGTGCGCTGATCGTCGTCGATCGGGATCGGCACCTCGGACAGCTGCCCGGACGGATACGACAGCGTCAACGCAGCATCCTGGTTGTACATCGACACCCGCGTCCGGTAAGCGAGCCCGAACGCGCCCAGGTTCTCCAACAGCATCCCGCCGTCCGCGAGCTCACACTCCCGCATAACCTCGATCGGCCGCAGCCGCTGCTGCCCGCCCATCGCCACCGTGTCATCGAGATCACCGACCCCGTCGAACGCGATCGCCTCCTCAGCGCACAGCCGCTCGATCCGGCGGCCAGCCGTCTCCCCGACCGGCGACACCCGGATACCGAGATCACTCATGGCGGTGATCGCGTTTTGGACGGTGATGTGCCCGATGACGGCGCCAGGGAAGCCGACCGCCGTGTCGGGATCGACGGCCGAGAACGGGCTGATAAACGGCGCAACTGCCGTGACGCGCGTCAGCTGCTCGTTGGCCGTGGTCTGCGACGCCGCCGTCTCCGCACCCGACATGACCTCCAGCGTGCGGATGGTCTGGACGACGTTGGCACCGGACTCCTGCAGCTCGACCGACACCCGCAGCAGCTTGCCGCGCACGTCCACCGTGTGATGCAGCGTCGAGCCGATCGGTGAGCCGTCCCCCGCCTTCGCCTCAAGGCTGAGGCCGCCTGGGGTGGCGGAGCCCACGAACGCGCCGTCGGGTGCGTTGTAGAACAGCTCGAAGTACCGGACGTCCGCGAGGGAGATATCCTCCAGCTGCGTCACCCGGACGATGACGCTCAGGTCGGCTGCCCCCTCGGCTGGCACGTACAGCAGGAACCTGACTTGCGTGACGGTCGGGTCGGGGTATGCGGCCACCCCGCCACGCATCGCGGCAGCAGTGAACGTAGGCAGCGGGTCGCTCGCCCCGAACACCTCCGACGCGGCGAGCTGTGGAGGCAGGCCGAAGAACGTCATTGCGCTGCCGCTGACGAGCGCGCTGGCGCAGCGGGTTGCTCCGGCCACGTCCTCGCACGGCCAGTAGGCGACGAGTCCGGTGAGCTGCGGATCCGTGACCGCCTGCCGGACCAGCGAGTACTCCGGCGTCGCGCCCTTGTTGAGGCGGCGCATGATCCCGGCGGCGTCGACTTCGATCCACACGTCATTGCCGGTGCTGTCCCAGTGCTGCGGCCACGCGCTGATCTCGCCCCAAAACCGGTAATCCTTGACGTCGCCCCTGGCAACGCTGATGCGGACCTGCTGATTGCGGCCCAGCACCCCGTAGTACGGGGAGTTCGGGTTGCGGGGGGAGAACCTGCCGTCCCGGTTGTTGAGCTGGAACGAGCAGGTGGACTGCTCGGGGTGGCCGCCCTCGTCACGCTGCCCGCGCGTGATGGACACGTTCTGGTTGCCGTCGCGCTGCAGGACGTAGGAGGTGATGTCGACCCACGCGCCAGCGATGAGCAGCTCGACCATCACCGGCCCAGTGGGCGCGGTCTCACCGGTCGCGGAGAGAGGGCCAGCGACGGCGCCCATGCGGCGCTGCCAGCCCATCCAGCGTGCTGCTACACCCACGTCATCTCACCTCCTCCTGCGACGGCCCGTTTGATGATCACTCGTCGAAACAGACCCACACCAGGGCATTCACGGCAGCCGAGAACGTCGCGCGGACCCGCAGAAACTTGCTGACCGCGACGATCGGCCGCTCATCCGGCATCCACTGGTAGGAGTACGAAGTCGGCCACGCCCCATTGGAGACACCCGACACCTTCACCGTGTCGAAGGAACGGGAAGCCGTCGTCGTGCCCTCCGCGGACGCCGTGTAGCCCGTCGCGGACGTGCCCAGCGTCAGTAGCGACGCCGGCGCGTTCGGGTCCAGCGGCTGCACGCCAGCCGCGACATGCGCGGTGACCGTCGCGGCCACATCGGACTGCATGAGCTCGACGACACCCTCACCGGTCGTCGCCGGCGCAGCGTCGAGGGTGAACCCCCAACTGATCAGCTGGATCTGACGGGTGGACGGGGTCGCGAGTTGAAGCATTGTCTTGATGCTCGTGCCCGTCGTCACCTCGACCGGCGCGGCCGTGGTGGCCATCGCCCAGTTGCCGACCTTGTACCTGTGCACCCTGTTCTCTCCTTAACCTGAGCGTCCTGTGAGGACGACCTGCACGTTGCCGCCGCGGTTGTTGATGGCCTTGCGGAGGATCTTCAACAGCAGCTCGTCAATGTCGCTGCCACTGGACCGAATCTCGATCACCTGCGGCTCCGCCCGCCCACCGCCGACCACCGCGCCGCGGCCCTGCGCATGCCGCATACCGCCCCGGGGGGTGTTCAGCATCGACGCCCACGCCTGCTGCTGCATCCGCTTCGAGTCCGGGCTCGACCACACCCGCGTCCCGGGCGCGAGGTTCACCAGCTCCGGGCCCTGCTCGCCCACCCAGGTGAGGTTCGAGCGGATCCCGCCCGACGCTGCCGCGCCGACGATGCCGCCCGCAGCCTTCTTCCCGAACGCCTTCTCGACGGCCTTCTCCATCGACTTGGCCAGGTTGTCCATGCTCTTCTGCAGGGACTTAGTCGTGGTCTCCCACGCCTTGACGAGCTTCTCCTGCGTCTTGATCTGCCCCGCGTACACGGCGTCCGCCGTGGTCTTGCCCGCAGCGACAGCAGCCGAAGTGATCTGCGACTGCATGCTGTTCATAGACTGGATCTCCGACGACGACGCCCGCAGCAGCGCCCCCGCTGTCTCCAGGCCGCCGCCCTCAACGCCCGCCTCGGCAACCTGCTGCAGCAGCGCGCCCGACAGGCCCTTCGCCCGCAGATCTCCGAGCGCCTTCGAGAACGCGGTCGCCTTGTCCCGGCTCTGCCTGAGTCCGCCCATGACCGACGCGACGGTGACCGGCCCGTCACCCGAGGCGCCCCTGGTGATGTTCGCCGACGACAGGACACCCGACTTGACGCTGTCCCGCAGTTGCGACGCGGCCTGCTTCAACTCGTTCAGGCGGTCCCTGCTCTTCTGCAGGCTGGTACTGGCCTTGTCGAGCTGGCGCTCATAGTTCAGAAGCTTCTTACCTGTGGAATCGAGCTGCTTCAGCAGCCTGTTCTCGGTGCCACCGTGGGTGGCCTTCAGGATCGTCGAACGCCACTGGTTGAGGGCATCGACGAGAGAACCGACACCGCTCGCGTTCGCCAGCCCGGACGCGAACTCCGAGCGCTGGTAGCCGGCCATCCGCCCGAAGTGGGAGATCGTCAGGTTGCGGTCCGCGGCCTTGCGGGCCTCCCGCTCCGCCTTCGTCACACCGCCCTTGGCAAACCGCGGAAGCCGGTCGTCGTTGATGGCTTCCAGCAGCGGCAGGTGCTTGCGCGTCGCCTCCGCATTGACCACGAACTCGGTGTCCGACACCATCCC